ATATTTTAAGTATTTAATTGGTATGCCAGAGGCAATACATGAGCCTTTGTATTTAAAAGGGTCAATCATGTATTTTGATATTAAAGGCATTACAACTTTGTCAAAAATTCTTTTTCTTCTATTCATAGTATTCTCCTATTTTAAGTATAATGGACCAGTCCATTGAATTGGGTAATTACCAGAAAGTACATTACCTCTTGGTGAATTTAAAGCAGGTGCATTGTAACCAGCGGCTTTCAATATATCACCTTTCTTAAAGTGTTTAAAATCTTCTTTTACAATAAAACAAAAAACACCAGTATCTTGTACAATCTTAATGTACTTCTTACCTTGTGAGATTTTTGTTTTTTTATCCCAATTATCAGTTTGTTCTAATGCCCAACCTGTTAATTCTTTTTTACCATAACTAGTTGACATTGCAACATAGTCGGCTTTTGCACCAGCCATTAAGAATTTAATTCCTTCGTCTAGTGTTTCGCATTTTTGTGATACTTTAATCATAGTGTTATTGTCCTTTTTTGTTCATAGTTAATATAGTCATTATAACAGAAACCAACATAATGGCAACCATTATTCCGAAAACCATCCAGTTCTCGTTACCGGCACAAGCGCCTTTACAATCATCGATAGCACCAACGGCTAAGATTGCAGATAGAATAGCTGTAATACTAAAAAAATTATTCATTAAGCTTTCTCCAATTCCATGTCAATAACTTCATCAACATTAAATTCATCGATATCGCATAAGTCAACATTTTGTACATTCATAATATCGATCTTAGCTGTTTCTTTAGTGATAAGATTTTGTTTAACTTGTAAGATTATCTTATCAACTGCTTTTTCGGCTTCGTCCCAAGCCCATTGTTTTACTTTACCCATAGTGAGTCTCCTTTTTGTTGTTTGTTAATAATATTATATCAAAAATTTGTAGAAGAGTCAAGCAATTTCTTTGTCTGGCTTCTAAAATTCTTGTTTTTAGTGTTTTTTTGTCTTTTTTCATAATATACATATACTATACCAGAAAAATAAACTAAAGTCAAGCGAAAAAATCAAAAAAATAGCAGAAAAAAGCGAGTAAAATCAACGATTTATGAATTATTTTGTTCTCATTTTGTTCTTTTTCATCATTTCCTGCTCAGGAATGCGTGAAAATTGCAAAATTAAACCGGATTTAGAGCGAATCGGCGAATCAGCTATGGAAAACGTAGAAAATTTAAATGAAACAGAGTGGCGAGCTGCAAATGTCAGCTGTCAGTACTGATATAAATAGGTTTATAATGAAAAATTGTCAAAATTGCGGACATGAGTGCCATTGTGGAACATCCTGTACACAGGAACACAAAGATGGTGATAATAAAGACATTTTAATACTTTGTTGTAGTCATTGTCGTTGTGATTCGTATATTGACGAAGAAAAATATAATATAGAAAGTTAATTATGCCAAAAATGAGAATATTTAAGTTTTGGAACGCTGAAGGCGTTGAAAAAGAAAAAGAAGACATAAGTTTAAAGAAAGCAGTAAGAGCTGTACAAGGCGATTTTAAGGATAGAGAAATCAGCGTTGAATATATCAGTAAAAAAGGTAAAGAGATGTGTCATTCTATTATGATACCAATTGGTAGAAAATTAAGACAATCAATTTTACAAGAAAAACGTAGATTAGCATTAAAAGAGAAATTGGCTAGATAAAAATGCCGGGTATTGTTAGATCAGGAACAGATAGTCATGTAGGTCATGCTAGTCCTACACCAAACCCTTTTCATAAAACATCTTATACAGGTGGTTCTACAAATGTAATTACTAATGGTGCTAATACTATTAGAAAAGGTGACGCTACTTCATGTGGTGATCCTGCTGTCGGTTGTTCATCAACTGTATTTGTAAACGGCGTTGGTGTTCATAGAAAAGGTGACGGAACAGGTGGACATGGTTCATGGATACCTAACTCAGCTGCTACCGGTTCTGGTAATGTTTTTGCAGGATAATTTGTAATATCATTATAAATATTACTAATATGGCAAACTATGACGCTTCTAGCACTAATAAAAGTAAAAGGTCTGTTAGGTCCTATGTAGACCTTGACTTAGACTTTACAAGACATCCTGTTACAAATGATGTAGTAAAGATAGAAGATGTTGAAGCTGTAAAGCGTAGTGTTAAGAATTTAGTTAATACTCAATTCTATGAAAGACCTTTTCATCCAGAATTAGGTTGTGGTGTAAGAGATATGTTATTTGAAAACTTTACACCAATGACTGGTATTTTCATTAGAAGAAAGATTGAAGAAGTATTAACCAATTTTGAGCCAAGAGCAAACGTTACATCTATCGGTGTAAATGAACAACCTGATAGAAACGGAATAGACATAGTAGTAAATTTTTATGTGTTGAATTTACCAAATCCGGTTTCTGTTACAACAACACTACAAAGAATTAGGTAAGTAAATGGCGTCCAATAAACTAACAGTATCCGATTTTGATTTTGATAATATCAAATCAAATTTAAAAATATTTTTACAAGGTCAATCAGAGTTCCAAGATTATGATTTTGAAGGTTCTGGTTTTTCAATTCTATTAGACACACTAGCTTACAATACACACTATCTTGGTTTCAATGCCAATATGTTAGTTAATGAAACATATTTAGATAGTGCTGACATAAGAAAAAATATTGTATCATTAGCTAAGATGTTAGGTTATACACCAACATCTCTTAGAACATCAATAGCAGACATAACTGTAGAAGTAAACAACGCAACAGGTTCAACTGTTACAATGCCTAAGGGTACAGTTTTTACTACTACAATTAATAATACATCATATCAATTTTTAAATAATGAATCAGTTGCAATTAATCCTATCGATGGTGTATATAAATTTGAAAACTTAAAAATTTACGAAGGTACTTTAGTTAATTTTAAATATACAAATGACGCTAATGATCCAGACCAAAAATTTACTATACCAAGTAACAGAGCAGATACAACAACTTTAAAAGTAACTGTACAAAATTCTGTAACTGATACAACTACAAACACTTACATTTTAGCAACAGGTGTTACATCTGTTTCAAGTACATCAAAAGTTTATTTTTTACAAGAAACAGACGAAGGTAAATTTGAAGTTTACTTTGGTGATAATGTAATTGGTAAAAAATTAGATGACGGTAACATAATAACTTTAGAGTATATTGTAAGTAATTCAGTTGAAGCTAATGGTGCTTCTACTTTTGAATTGTCTGGTGATATTGGTGGTTTTTCAAACGTATCTATAACAACAAATTCAAATGCACAAGGTGGTGCTGAGGCACAATCAAAAGAATCAATTAGATTTAATGCGCCATTAAGTTATTCAGCACAAGATAGAGCTGTAACAACTTCAGATTACGAAACAATAGTAAAAACAATTTATCCTAATGCAAGATCAGTAAGTGCATGGGGTGGTGAAGACGATGAAAATCCTGTTTACGGTGTTGTTAAGATTGCAATAAATCCTCAATCAGGTTCTACTTTAACAAATATTACTAAAGAAAGTATTAAAACACAATTAAAAAAATATAACGTTGCCTCTGTTTCTCCACAAATAGTTGACGCAGAAACAACAGATATATTATTGACAAGTAATGTTAAGTACGATGAAAAATTAACCACTAAAACATCAGCTACTTTAAAATCAAATGTTCTTACTTCTTTATCAACTTACAATACAAATACTTTACAACAATTTGATGGTCTTTTTAGATTTTCAAAAGTTTCATCTTTAATTGATTCAGCAGACGCTAGTATTGTTTCAAATATTACAACTATCAAAGTTAGAAAACCTTTTACACCAACATTAAATGCTTCAACAAGATATGACATTTATTTTAGAAACGCATTATATAATCCACACTCTGGACATAATTCAGCAATGGGTGGTATATTAGAGTCAACAGGTTTTAAAGTTGATGGTGATACATCTACAATATTTTTCTTAGATGATGATGGTCAAGGAAATATTAGACGTTACAGTTTATCAGGTTCTATCAGAATTTATGCTAACAACACACAAGGTACAATTAGTTATACAACAGGTCAAGTAACACTTAACTCTTTAAATGTTGCGTCTATAGAAAATATTAGAGGTGCAGCTTCAACGGTCATAGAGTTGACAGTTACACCACAATCAAATGACGTAGTACCTGTAAGAGACCAAATTTTAAATATAGATACAGCTAATTCAATAATAACAGTTGAAGCAGACACTTTCGTTGGAGGTTCTGCTGACGCAGGTGTAGGTTATACGACATCAAGTAGTTATTAGGAGATAATATCAGATGGCAAAATTTACTGATAAAATATCCAATCTCTTAGATAAACAAGTACCTGAATTTGTACTTGAAGATCATCCTAAATTTTTAGAGTTCCTAAAATCGTATTATACTTTTATGGAATCAGCAGAGATTTCTGTAACAAGTGTACAGACTACTGAAGGTATTTTATTAGAAACAGAAACTAACCAAGAAAATTCGTTAATACTAGATGGCTCTCGTATTGATACAGATATTACACAATTAGATTCAGGTGATAAAGTAATTTTAGAATCATCAGCATTTGGTAAATTTACAAGAGGTGAAACTGTAACAGGTCAAACTTCAGGTGCAACAGCTACTGTTTTAGTTGAAGACTTAGATAATGGTAGATTGTATATATCATCACAAAACAAATTTGTAATGGATGAAACTATCTTAGGTGCTTCATCAAACGCAAGTGCTGTTATTAATAATTACAGACCAAATCCTGTAGAGACCATTCAACAACTTTTAGCTTTTAAAGATCCAGATAAGGCTATTTCAAATTTCTTAACTAAATTTAGAAATGAATTTTTAAATACATTACCAGAAAATTTAGATGATAATGTTGATAAAAGAAATTTAATTAAAAATATCAAATCACTTTATAGAACAAAAGGTACTAACAGAGGACATGAAGTATTTTTTAGATTATTATTTGGATTAGAATCAGAAACAATCTATCCAAGAGAACAGTTATTAAAAACCTCTGATGGTAAATGGAATACAAATAAAATAGTTAGATGTATTGCTACGAAAGGTGATACAAGTACTTTAGTTGGTAGAACAATTGAGGGACAAACTTCCGAAGCAACTGCTATAATAGAAAATGTATTTAAATTTCAAATTGGTGCAAATGAAGTTACTGAATTTATTTTAAATGCAGAAAGTATCCAGGGTACTTTTACTACAGGTGAAGAAATTAGAGGAACAATATCAGACGATTCAGATGTTTATATAAAAGCTAATTTAACAGGTATTCCAGATTCTATTACACTAACAAATGACGGTGCAAACTATCAAGTAAACGATTTAGTATCGTTAACAGCTGGTGGTGAGGGTGCTGTAGTTCAAGTAGATACAATTGGTAGAGGAACAATTAATCATCTTTATGTAGATGATGGTGGAACAAATTATAAAATCGGTGATGATTTAGTATTTAATAACACAGGCACAGGTGGAGGTTCTGCTGAGGCCAAAGTTGCAGTTGTCAATGGTGGTTTAACAATTGAAACAAGCACATCATCAACCGAAGATCATATTGTTTTAGAAGATGAAACTGTAAGAGGAGATTCTTACACAGGAAATAAAATTGTACAAGAAAATGGTGCAGGTGATATAACAGACCTAAGAATAATTAATCAAGGTTCAAACTATCAATCATTGCCTGTAGTTACAGTTGATGATACTAACGGTTCAAGCGCTACTGTCTTTGCATACGGAACAGAAATAGGTAAAGTACAAGAATTAAAAATAATTGAATCTGGTGTAGGTTATGAAAATAGTCCATCGCCTCCTACTTTAAGTTTACCTGCTTACATATTAATAAGAGATTTAAGTGGTAGTTTACAAGCTGGTGATACAATTACAGGATTGTCAGCAGACTCAACTACTGTTACTGCCGAAATAGTACTCTATAATTCTTCAACACAAGTTTTAAAAGTAAAAGACGCTACTGGTGTTTTTGCTAATGATAGTACAATTACATCATCAAACTCAGCAACAGCTACAACTATTCAAGTTGACCAAAGTACAGCAACAATGACTGTTGGTACAGTTGCAGATACTTTTGGTACTTTCTTAAACCAAGATGGTCATATTTCAGAAACTACAATGAAAATACAAGATAGTTTATTGTATCAGGACTTTTCTTATATCATAAAAGTTGGTCGTACTATTAATGACTGGAGAGATTCATTTAAAAAGACAATGCACACAGCAGGTTTTTATTTTACAGGTCAAGTTAACTTAGCAACTAGAATAAGTGCTCAGATAGCAACAAGTGTAAAAGGTATATCATCAGGATTAGAAGAAAGTCCTATCTTCAATATTATCAATACTCTATTCTCTACAATATTTGGTAGAAGATTAGGAACGGAAGATGATGGTACAACTTTGAGAAGTAATGCAAAATTAGGTATAGCACCAGATTTTACTGATAGTACAAGTGACCACTTTACATCAAATACAAGAGATTTGACTCTAGTTCACAAAATGAATATTCAAATGCAAAATTTAGTGCCTATTGAATTTAGAGGTCAACAATATAAATTTGGTTTTGCATATGCTGGACCTAGATTAAAATCTTTGGATATTTACAATAATCCATTTAGTGCCTCAAACATATATTCAGGTGGTCATCCAGATAACTCTACAGCTGCGGCTTCGACAAATGGTACTTACGTTATGCCACCAACTTTTGCAGCTTGGGACGAACATAGAATTATAGGATTAAATGATCCTTTAAATGGTGATAGGTTTAGAATATCAGATTACGAAAACCATGACAATTTAAAGACATACATTGCTCATCCTTCAATAGTTACATTAACTGGTGATGTATTCTCATTCGATATAACTACTACAACATTTGATACAACAGCTAAGAAATTTGACGCAACTACACCATAAAGCATTATAAATATTAAAGATTAAGAGATAAAAAATGGCAAAACAAACAATTAATATCGGTTCTTCAGCAAATGACGGTTCAGGTTCTACAATACGAGCTGGTGGTGATTTAATTAATGATAACTTTAATGAAATTTATACTAAATTAGGTAATGGTACAGCCTTATCTGATTTAACATTTCCAACTGGTACAGATACTATTGTTGGAAGAGCTACTACAGATACTTTAACAAACAAAACTTTAACAACTCCAACTATTGCTTCAATCACAAATGGTGGTACGGTTACGATACCGTCAGGTGCAGATACTTTAGTTGCTAGAACATCTACAGATACACTTACAACTAAAACAATTGATTTAGGAAATAATACTATCACAGGTAGTTTGACAGAATTTAATACTGCTTTACAAGGCGACAGTTTTGTTTCTTTGACAGGTAATGAAACCTTAACAAATAAAGTATTAACAGCACCGACTATTACAGGTGCTACAATAACAGGTTCATCTTTAGGAACAGTATCAGATTTAAGTATGAGCAGTTATGCTGTATTTAATAATAATCCTTTATTAGGTGCTAATTATACAGGTGATACACATGAAGCTCAAACAGACATTGATATTACTGTTGTAACTAAAACTTCAAATCATCCTTATCACGGATCAGGAAGTGCAAACGCATATTTAAACAATCTTGTAGAATCACCGTTCTTTAAAGTAAAAAAAGGTACATACAGATTTAAACAAGAAGGTAACACAAACACAGGCCACCCTTTAAGATTTTATTTAGATAGTGGTAAAACTACTGCTTATACAACAAACGTTACAACTGCTGGAACACCAGGTAGTTCAGGTGCGTATACTCAAATAGTAATTGACGAAAATACACCAAAAGTTCTACATTATCAATGTTCATCACATTCATTGATGGGAGCCGAATTACATAACACATCTCACAAAAATTCATCAACAAAAGTACATACAGCTAACGGTTCAACAACTACTTTTGCTATGGACGGTGCGAGTATCGATACAAATGTTATGGTATTTGTTGACGGTCTATTAAAATTAGAAACTACAGATTATACTATATCTGGAACAAATGTTGTATTTGGTTCAGCACCAAGTAACTCAGCGAAAATTGTTATAAAGGAGCTTTAAAAAACATTATAAATATTGAAATAGGAAGAAAAAATGCCAGCAATTATTACAAACAAATTTAGAATTCATAACGCTGACCAGTTTACAGAGTCATTTTCTGAAGCTGCAGCTACTACTTACTATCTTGCTATAGGTAATCCTATTGCGAATGGTACAAAAACAAGAGGTGATAGTAGAACGGATAACTCAGGTTCAGATATAGCACCTTTAACACCAGCAGATTCAATTACCGAAGAGTTATATACTTACGATGATTATCTAGCGGCTAAAAGAGTAACAAGTTCAGATGTATCAAATGTTGTTGCAAGAAGAAATTGGGCGACTGGCACAGTTTACGATTATTACAGACACGATTATGGTAACAGAATTACAGGAACAACAACTACTCAAACATCTACTAGTGGTGCTTCTACTTTATGGGATTCTACTTTTTATGTTTTAAACAGTTCAAACAATGTTTACAAATGTTTAGATAACAATGGTGGTGCAAACTCAACAGTAGAACCAACAGGTACATCAACATCTATTTTAACAACAGGTGACGGTTACAAATGGAAATATATGTACTCTCTATCTGCTACACAACAAGCAAACTTCCTATCAACAGATTTTATGGCAGTAGCTACAAACTCTACTGTATCAGCGGCTGCCGTTAACGGCGCAATCAATATTGTAAAAATTAAAACTGCTGGTTCTGGTGGAACAAACGGTACACACGCTAATGTTAATATTAGAGGTGACGGTTCAGGCGGTAAAGTTTCAGTAACAGTTAGTTCAGGTGCAGTATCAGCCGTAACAGTTACAAACGTAGGTACAGGCTACACATACGGTTATATTAGATTAGCTGATATTGTGAGTGCAGGTGCTACAAACCTAACAGGAACAGAATTAGATTGTATCATCGAACCAAAAGGTGGTCATGGTAAAAATGCAATACAAGAATTAGGTGGATTTTTTGTAATGTTAAATACAAATTTAGAAGGTGCAGAATCATCAAATACAGGTGACTTTACAACTGCTAACGATTTTAGAAGAGTTGCTTTATTAAGAAATCCATTATCAGGTGGTTCAGCTGCAAGTGTAACAACTTTAAGAGCTGTTAAAGCAATTGCAATTAATTCATCACCAACACCAGGAACATTTACTGTTGACGAAGAAATAAATCAGGCATCCACAGGTGCTGTAGGTAAAGTTGTTGAGTGGGATTCTACAAATAGAATTTTATATTATGTACAAACAAGATTTAACGATGAAGGTATAGACACAAACGGAAATTTAACTGCTTTTTCAGGAGCAAACGTAATCACAGGTCAATCATCAAGCGCTACAGGTACACCACACACTTCACAATCTGGTACTGTAGATAGTGTATCATTTTCTTCTGGTTATGCAAATCCAGAGTTAGACGCTGATAGTGGTGATGTTCTCTATATAGAAAACAGAGCGCCAATCACAAGAGCTGCGGATCAAACTGAAAACGTTAAATTAATTATTGAATTTTAGAGAGGAATAAATGCCAAGTCCAACTGACTTTAACCTCACGCCTTATTATGATGATTTTACTGAAAGTAAGAAATTTCATCGTATATTATTCAGACCAGCATTTGCTGTTCAGGCAAGAGAGTTAACACAAGCACAAAGTATCTTACAAAACCAAACAGAAAGATTATCAGATCACCTGTTTGAAAAAGGTGCTATGATTATACCTGGAGAAATCGGGTATGACTTAGAATATTACGCTGTAAAACTTTCTTCAAAAGCAACAGCAGATATTTCACTATACATTGGTGCTACATTAACAGGTGGAACATCTGGTGTTACTGCTACTTGTATAAATGCAGTTGCTACAGACGGTACTGATCCTGATACTTTATTTGTAAAATATACTAGTTCAGGTACAAATAATACAGATATTAAATTTTCAGACAGCGAAACAATAAATGCCGTATTTGCAGACTCAACTTTATCAACTGCTGTTGTATCATCATGTGCTACAGGTTCAGCTGCTGAAGTACAAGAAGGTGTTTATTACATAAATGGTTTTCATGTTCAAGTAACAAATCAAACTGTAATACTTGACAAATACACAAACAATCCATCATACAGAGTTGGTCTAACAGTTTCAGAAACATTTGTAACACCAAATGATGACCAAGGTTTAAATGATAATGCAGCTGGTTCATCAAACGCAAATGCTCCAGGTGCTCACAGATTTAAAATAGATTTAACATTAGCTAAAAAAACATTAACATCTACCGAAGACTCAAACTTTATAGAGTTGATTAGATTATCTGAAGGTCTTTTACAAAACAGAGTAAGAACAACTGAGTATGCAGTTATAGAAGATACTTTTGCTCGTAGAACATTTGACGAGAGTGGTGACTACTATGTAAGACCTTTTGAAATTGATGTGAGAGAACATCTACAAAATGCTTCAAGTTCAAATGCAGACGTTGTTAGAGGTATATTTACTTCAGCAAATGGTGGTGACGCTTCTAAATTAGCAGTTGGTCTATCTCCAGGAAAAGCTTATGTAAAAGGTTATGAAATTGAAAAACTTGCAACTTCTTATATTGATATAGATAAGGCAAGAGATTTTGATACAGAGGCTAATTTTAAAACAAGATTTGATATTGGTAACTTTATAAATGTTACAAAAGTATTTGGTGCTCCAGATATAGGTTTCATTTCAGGCGCTTCTGAATCTTTTGCAAACGTAAACTTATATAATGTTGCTACAGGTACTAGAGGTACAGAAAATGCCGGTTCAGGTAACAGTATTTCACAAATAGGTAGGGCAAAAACAAAAGGTTTTGAATATTCATCAGGTTCAGCTACAGCTACTGGCATATTTGCAAATTCAAGTGCTACAACTGCTGTATATAAACATTATCTTTTTGACATAACTACATTTACACATTTAAATATAAAAACAGCACAAGGATTTACAAATGGTGAAGTTGTATCAGGTGGTACATCGGGTGCTACAGGTGTTGTACAAAGTATTTCAACTGCTACATCTACAAACTTTTCAGGTTCAGGTGCAACTAAGGCTAATCCTGTTGTTGTTACAGCTTCAGGTCATGGTCTAAAAGAAGGACAACAAGTTACAATTACTGGTGTTTCAGGTATGACACAATTAAATGGTAATGTATATACTGTTAGAAATCCATCATCAACAACTATTGAATTATATGATACAGACGGTACAACATCTATCAATGGTTCAGCATTCGGTACATATAGTTCCGGTGGTGCAGTTGCTCACGGTGTTGTAATAGTATCAAATGTTTCTGGCGAATTTGTCGCAGGAGAAACAATAACAGGTGGCACATCAAGTAATACAGCAGTCATACAAGCAGACGCTGTTGGTTTAAAAGGTTCTACAACTTTTGACGCTCCTGATATAAAACAAATTGGTCAACCAGGTGGTGGTGATAGTGTAACTTATACAGCAGACACTTCATTAGATTCTACGAGTGGTAGTAATGCTACTTTAACAGGTACAATTGACGTAGGTTCAGGTTCAGCTGCCGTTACAGGTATCAATACAAGATTCGAAGACGAATTAAAAGTAGGTGATTCTATTTCATTTACAAACAATAGTGGTAATACTGAAACAAAAATTGTTGAAGCAATTATATCAGCAACAAGTTTACAGTTATCAGCTGTTACAGCTGCAGCTTCAACTAAAACAATTGTAACAAGAAGAAGAACAAAATTACAATCACCAGAAAAAAATCTATCTATATTTAAATTACCATATGAAACAATTAAAACATTAAAAACTACTTCAAACTCTGGTCTATCAGACACAAACTTTGCAGTACGAAGACAGTTTGTAGATACATTATCATCTGACGGTATATCTCAGTTAACAGCAGGTACAAATGAAACATTTGCTGGTTTAGCTGAAGGAGATTTTTATGTAACTATCACAGCAACAGGTTCTGGTGGTACAGGTGCAGTAGGTGATGTATTAAGTTTAGCAGGTAATAACCACGAATCACAAGTCATATTTGCATTAGCAGGTTCGCCATCAGGTAAAACTTTGACATTAGATTTTGGTGCTAACTTTGCAGGACACACAGTAAAAATTTTAGCTACAGTAAATAGAAATGTAGCAACCTCAAAATCAAAAACTCTAAACCAAAATGAAACACTTGCAGTTTCAACAGAAGCAACAATCGTAAGTGGTACAATAGGTTTAGGTAAGGCAGACGTTAAAAAAATTAATAGTATCTTTATGGCACCTAACTTTAGTACAGCTGCTACAACTTCACACACAAACGTTACAGATAGATTTGATTTAGATACAGGTCAAAGAGATAACTTCTATGATATTGGTAGAATTACTTTAAAAACTGGTGAAGTAACACCAACTGGTAGATTATTAGTTAACTTTGATTATTTCTCTCACGGTTCTGGAGATTATTTTGATGTTGACTCATATTCAGGTGTTGTAGAATATGAAGATATTCCAAGTTACACATCTGTAACATCAGGAAAAGTTTTTGAATTAAGAGATAGTGTAGATTTCAGACCTAGAGTTGATGACGCAAGTACAATAAATTCAGGTAACCAAGATCGTTCATTTGACGGATCAGGTAACTCAGTTGTTGATGTTGTTAAATTTAATTCAAACGTTACAACTGATTTTGAATTTTATTTACAACGTGTTGATAAAATTTTCTTAGATAGTGAAGGTAATTTTAAAGTATTAAAAGGCGCAAGTTCTATATCACCTGATAGACCAGGTTCATTAGATAATGCAATGCATTTATACACTTTATTTTTACCGTCTTACACACTAGATATTGCTGAAGTAGGTATTGAACAAGTTGATAATAGAAGATATACAATGAGAGATATCGGTAAACTAGAGAGAAGATTAGAAAATGTTGAATACTATACTCAACTTTCTCTATTAGAACAATCAGCTCAATCACTACAAATACAAGACTCACAAGGTTTCGATAGATTTAAAAATGGATTTATTGTAGATAACTTTACAGGTCACAATATTGGTGACGCAGGTAACAGAGATTACAAAGTAGCTATAGATTATGCTAGAGGCGAAATGCGTCCTACATTTAACGAGGATGCTGTTCAACTTATTGAAAGAGATGATGATGGTACAACTATTGTTGACGCTGATAGAACAGCTGCAAATTACCAAAAAACTGGTGATCTAATTACTTTACCTTACACAGAAAAAACTTTAATAGATCAACCTTATGCAAGTAAAACAGTAAACGTAAACCCATTTGGTATATTTACTTGGATTGGTTCTATTGCTCTAACTCCACCATCAGACGAGTGGAAAGAAACAGAAAGAGCTCCTGAGTTAGTTATTAATAATAATGACGGAAGTTGGGACACATTAGTAAAAAATTCAGGTAATCCAAATCTAACATCTGTAGAAATAGGTACAGTTTGGAATGAATGGCAAAACCATTGGACTGGTGTATCATCAACTAACGATACTGAAACTTACAAAGAACGAGGTGGTCACGGTTGGAAAGTAATGCAAAGAGATATTACTACTACAACAAAAACAGGTTCCAGAACAAGAACAGGTATTAGACAAGTATTAGTTCCAAAAACAGTAAATCAAAATGTTGGTGATAAAATAATTTCATTAGCATTTTCTCCTTTCATTAGAAGTAGAACACTTACATTTAGTGCTACTAGACTAAAACCTAACACAAGAGTTTATGCATATTTCGATAATGAATTAATAACAAGTTTTGTTACACCTACAGGTGGTTCATTAGGTGGCAATATTGTTACAGACGCTAACGGTGCTGTATCAGGTACTTTTGCAATACCTGATCCAAAAGTTAGTTCAAACAAAAGATGGAGAACAGGTGAAAGAGTATTTAGATTAACAAGTTCACCTACAAATGATTTAACATCAGCTCCTGATACTGCTGGTAATGTAACTTATATTGCTAAAGGTGTTATACAAACAGTACAAAATACAATTATCGCAACAAGAACAGCAGCTGTAGAATTTAGAGCTACAAACGAAACTGAAAATGTTGTACAAACAAGTGTACAAAGAGGTGCTTCACGTCAAGTAGGTTACCATGATCCACTTGCAGAAACATTTATGATTGATGATGAGGGTGGAGTTTTCTTAACATCAATAGATGTTTACTTTAGTTCTAAAGATAGTAATATTCCTGTAACTCTACAAGTAAGAAATACTGTAAATGGTTATCCAGGTCAATCAATATTACCTTTTGCTGAAAAGACTTTAAATCCAAATCAAGTAAGTACAAGTACAGACGGTACTACAGCAACAACATTTACTTTTGATAGTCCAGTTTATGTACAAGAAAATACAGAGTATGCTTTTGTACTTATGGCAAATACACAAGATTACAATGTTTATGTTGCAAGAATGGGTCAAACTAATTTAGGTTCTAGTAGAACAATATCTGCTCAACCTTATGCTGGTGTATTCTTTAAATCTCAAAATGGTGTAACATGGACAGCAGATCAAAACGAAGATATTAAATTTAAAGTTAAGAGAGCTGAGTTTGAAAATGTTACAGGTACAATAACATTAACTAACGATACATTAGGAACAAGAACACTTAAAAATAATCCTTTAAGAACAACAAGTGGTTCAAAAGTTATAAGAGTTTTCCATCCAAACCATGGTATGCACGGATTATCAAACAATGTTACAATTTCAGGTGTAGCTTCAGGTAGTTACAATGGTATTGCTCATTCAGATATTAACGGAACATATACAAGTATTTCAAATATAACTTTAGATAGTTATGATATTACATCTCCAAGTTCATCAAACGCAAACGCAACTGGTGATGTTGGTGGTACAGTAGTAACTGCTACACAAAATAGAAATTATGATATACTAAACTTAGCAGGTATTCAAACAATGCAATTACCTGGTACAGAAATCGATTACTACATTAGACCTACAACTGGTAAATCAGTACATGGTGGTGAAACAGAATTTAGTTTAACAAGTGCAACAAATAAAATTGGTGTAGTGAATAGTGATAATATTTACTTTACGGCACCTCAAACCGTTGCAAGTGAAATTAATGAAACAAATGAAATGTCAGAAAATAAATCTTTGTGGACTATATTAGAGTTCTCTACTACAAATACAAAGATATCACCTGTTTTAGATACTCAAAGAATGAGTGCATTTACAATTCAAAACAGATTAAATAATCCAGATTCTTCTAATACACCAAACTTCATAGCTGATACAGCAAGTACAGGTACTTCTACAGCTGCTGTGTATTTAACTAAGTCAATTGTTTTAGAAAATTTATCAACTTCATTAGACGTTAGACTAACTTCAAATGTAAGAGCAAGTTCAAATGTAAAAGTTTTCTTTAGAACAATTGCAGCTGATGACGAACAAAAGATAGATGATAAATCTTGGATTGCATTTAACTCAGACGGTAGTGAAGATGTTACAGTAACACCTGCTGAAGATGATACAACTTTCAAAGAATACAAATATTCAGTTTCAGGTCTTAATGACTTTACTACATTCCAAATTAAAATAACTATGACAGGAGATGTTTCAGCATATCCACCTGTTATTAGAGATATGAGGGCTATAGCATTAGCAGTATAATATGTCAATATTAAAAGTTGAAGGATATGATGGTTTAGTAAAAAACACAAAAACTGGTGCTGTAGTAAGTAGTAGTAAAACAGAATTTGAGTTATATATTAAAAATTTTAAAAGAAGACAAACACAACAAGATGAATTAAGAAGTGCTGTAAAAGAGATAAATAATTTAAAAAGTGAATTATACGAAATTAAACAAATGATAAAAGAGGTAATTAACAAGTAATGGCTGCTAGAACAATTGCATTATCAGATACTTTAGCTACGTTAAGAACGACTATCAATAGTCTATCTTCTACAGATATTGGTGATCCAGGTAGTTTAACGACAAGTGCTTCAAGTATTGTTGGTGCTATAAATGAATTAGACGCTGCCGTAGATACGGCATTTACTATTAGAGATAGTAGCTCAACAGTTCAACAGATTAACTCTGGTGATGTTTTTACTATTGCTGGTACTTCAAATCAAGTTACAGCAACAGTATCAGCAACTGATACTTTAACAATTGCATTAGCTAGTACAATTTCTGGATTAACAAGTTTGGATTCTGCCGCTTTAACGATCGGTAGTGTTCCTGTTGCAACACAACCTTTTGCTATAGCACAGGCAATTGCTCTAGGATAGATTATAAATATTAAGGGAAAATAAAAATGGCAAACGATTTTAAAAGATTTACAAAGGCAAATATCACAACCTCTACTGGTGCAAGTGCTCATGCTTTATATACAGTACCGTCAAGTGGTGGTACAGCGAAAGAGTCTATAATTATCGGAATAACTCTTGCTAATACTACAACGAGTGGTATTTTAGCAAGTGTATTTTTAGATAATTTTGACGGCACTAACGATGTTTACATAGCTAAGGATGTGAGTATTCCTGCCGGTTCTTCTTTGGAAATAATGCAAGGTAACAAGTTAGTTGTACAAGGTAATGGTACTGCTAATGATATAATTAGAGTATCAGCAAATACAGCTAATTCAGTTGACGCAACTATTTCCTTATTAGAAGATGTATAGAAATAAACAGGAGAAATAATGCCGTATATTGGTATAGAACCACACGATCAGTTTAGAGGATTAAGCGATAAAGAATCTTTTACCGGAAATGGATCAACTACAGTATTTGATTTATCAAAGGATGCTCCAGCAGATGGTGGAGAAAATGAGCTCGAGGTTTATGTAGATAACATTAGACAAGAACCAGGTACTGGTAAAGCATACACTTTAGGTAGAGATGGATCAAGTAATATTAGAAGAATTACTTTCTCAGCTGCACCTGCTAGTGGAGCAGATATATATGTTATAAATCCTACTAATTCAACATCGGTAGTTAGACCTTCAGATGGTACAGTATCAAATCTTTCTTTAAATGCTAGTATGATTAATTCTCAAACAGCATTAGGCGGAACACCTGCCAATGATGATGAAGTTTTAATTTATGATACATCAGCAACAGCATTAAAAAAAGTTACCAAATCAAATCTTTTAACAGGTTTCACAAACTCATTTGTTAAATTTACAGGTAACGGTTCTACAACAGCATATACTATTTTAAGTGGTAGAACAGTAAGTGATGTATTAGTTTTTGTAGATGGATCACATATGACACCATCAGACGATTACACAATTTCAGGAACAACATTGACCTTTGGATCGGCACCTGCCAATTCAAAAGTTATAATAATAAGGTATTTACAAATATAATGGCGTACATAGGAAGATCACCGGCGTTTGGTTCATTAGAATCACAAACTATTTCAGGTAATGGTTCGACAACAGCATTTGCATTAGATTTTGCTGTTTCAAGTGCATCCTCAATTTTAGTTTTTTACAATGATGTTATTCAACAGCCAACTACAGATTATACTATAACGGGTGGTGGTAGTACAATAACATTTGGTTCGGCGCCAGCAAATGGACAATCAGGTTTCATAATATTTTTAGGTGCTAAACTTACAGTAGCTTCTGTAGGTTCTAGTACTTTTTCATCCGCTTCAGCAACAGGTAACGGTTCTACAACAGGATTTACAATAGCTGCAAATAGAACAGTTGATAATGTGTTGGTAGTGGTGAACGGTGC